TTCTGCACTTCTCAAAATATCATGGTTCGTGGTAACACTCCTACAAACTGGTATGGTGTTGAACCCGCGAACACGGCAACAATGTCTATGTATATTGATTGCTATGTTGTCATTACTTCTACCAGTAATAACGTTGTGGCAAAGACACGCGGCAAGCGCGGTCAGTCTTATGTTATGGACTTTACTACTGTTGGACAGATGTCAGAAACCGAGCTTTACTTCTGCTCCGCGCCTATGATTACGGAGCTTAGTGGTCTTGCCCACCTATATTTCAAGCAAAATAACTTCGCTATGGCGACTAACCTTCAGCGGCTTGAAATTGGTTCTAATGTGACGGGGTACACTAACCCGAACCTTGAAGGGCTGACGATTGGCAACAGCACAATGCTTGAATATCTTGATGTTAGAAATTGCCCGAATGCTACGGGTGCACTTGATCTAACCGGATGCCTGTCTCTGCGCGAAGTATATCTTGAGAACACCGCTTTCTCTGGTATCTCTTTTGCGACAAATGGCTTGCTTGAGACGGCGCACCTTCCTACCCCGACAACTTTTGCAATGCGCGATTTGATCTATCTGACCGATCTTAACATTGCAAACATTAGTAGCCTTACTCAGCTTGTGGCTGAAAACTGCGAATTTGCAGATACGGCTGCATTGACGATTGGCACTACCTCTACTACTCAGGCCATTAAAGATATTATTCTTAACCTTGTAGAATCCGCGCCTAACCTTTCTCGCGTGAGACTACTTGGTATTGATTGGTCTTTGTCTGATACCGACACTCTTGACGATCTCCTTTTAATGACTGGTATTGGCGACGATGGTTATGCTACTGCACAGTCTGTTCTCACTGGCGCGGCGTACACTCCCACGATGCGTAATAGCTTACTGTCCGAGTATAACACAGCATGGCCTTATCTAACGATTACCTATGATGCTATGGTTACACAGTATCTTGCCACATTTATGAATGGCGACGGCAATCCTATTTACGACAAAAACGGCAATCCATATACACAGTGGGTTGACGCTGGCGGTGTTCCTTATGATCCTATCACCATGGGCTATACGATTACTCTGTCTGGCGCTGGAACAACAATTATGATGCCGGTAATTATGATGGCGTTTACTATCAAAACACCACCAATGGCTACATCTATTTGTCTGACGGAACCGATTGGAACTTTGTCGATGAAAGTGATATTTTATTGCCAACAATGGCCCCAACGGCGCAGTATGTTTATACTTATACTGGTTGGGATAACATCAGTAGTGCCATAACTGGGCCACGGACAATTACCGCACAGTATTCAACTACAACGAGAACATACACCGTTATCTGGTATAGAACTTCTGGTACTGTGCTAGAGACTCAGACCAATATTCCTTATGGTTCGGAAGCTGTGTATAGCGGAGATACGCCAACATGGACAGCGGGTGAATCCAGTTATATTTATCGTGTCTTTACTGGCTGGGATAAGTCAACTGGTTTTGTGACTGGCGATATTGCCGTGTATGCTCAGTGGCAAGTAATGAATGCTGCTTGGCCCGTTGCTGGAACAGACATGAAAGATATGACTGTTGCTCAGATTTATGGCATTGCTCAGTCTGGACAACAGAGCACATATTGGGAAGATAAGGATTATACTGATATTATTCTCGGACATGATTATAACTTCTCTAACGTGTCTGATATTGAAATCGGCCCCAATCAGACTGTTTCAATCCTTGATGGTACAGGTCGTACAGTTACAAGAACGAGTGATTATATATTGAACGGCGTTACAGTAGACCAGTATTGGAGCGGTGGATACTACTTCGATGGTTCAACGGCTGTGACATTGGACAATATCAAGTTGTGCGAAAATGGAGGCCCCGCATTTACTATTGCGATTGACTTTGATTTTGCTAATGCCGCCGCAAATTCCACTCTTGTTTCAACATTTGATGGAGAAACTACTGAAGGATTTAGACTGTATTATAATACAGCTCCAACTCTTCAATGGGGTGATAAGTCTGTTACTGTCGGCAATGGCGCTCGGCGCGATATAGTTGTCATTCGGCATCCAGAGGGCAGCAACTATCTATATGTGTATGCTTTCGGGGCTAATACAAATGACTCTTATGCTAATACAATTACAAAGACAGTTCTTCTTCGATCTGCCGCTTCCAATTCTGATATTGGTATGACATTTGGTGGTGTCCAGTATAATAGCGGTTATCGCTACTATGGTAATGGGCATATCCATTGGATGAAGATTTGGGAAGCTGATTTGGGCGATGATGTTGCTCAAAAGATTGCCACATGGCCGAGAGAGTTAGTCCGCATGGAATATTGGGGCGCTGGTAAATACTACTATTACAATTCTGCTGATACGAGTAAAGCTAGTTTCATTGCTAATAACTGCTTCCGCGCTCGTGGACATTACATGAACTCTACCAATACTAACTCTGGCGGCTGGATGAACTGTGATATGCGCGTGTTCTGCAATGGGCGGTTGTTTGATTCTCTGCCGCAAGAATGGCAATCTATTATTCGCGCCGTAGAGATTAAAGCGTCCGCTGGTTCACAATCTTCTACTATTTGGACAAGCGAAGATAAAGTCTATCTGCCAAGTTATCGTGAGGTTGGCGGCTCTGGAAATATTTACAACGATGAGATTGGTACTAGCGATTCACCTATTTCTTGGCTGACTACGAACTATGCTAGAATTAAATGGCGCGGAAGAATTAGAACTTCACAAGCAACAGGCACATCCTCTGGCACTACTAATCCTGATGGATGCACAATGTATGTGACTGATACAGACCCAGCGGCGCTCAATCAGAAGGCTATGAATCCAGGCGATATTTGGATTCATACTGGCAATAGTAGTATTGGCTATATGTTCGTTCCTACTAATGAATTAACTCAGTATGCGATTACTCCTGCATACACCGCCGATTCAAGTTACGCCTCTGGCGGCTGGGTTCAGGCGTATAACTGGTGGGTGCGTTCTCCCAATACCAGTTATAGCACGAACTTCATGTTTGTCAACAATATTGGCTATCCGACCAACTACTACGGCGCGAGTAACGCGAATGCCGTGGCCCTCGGCTTCTCAATCTAATCCTCTATGATAGAGAAAACGAAGGATACCCCCTAGCAACAAATAAAAGAAATAACAAAGCCCCGTGGCATCAAAGCCACGGGGAATATTATTACGCAACAAACTATGCGGTATCAGACCGCGTAAAATCAATGATTAAAAGGAGAAGGTATAGATATGAGCGTTCGTAAGAACGAACGAAATTTATCAGGTTATGAATATGAACATACTTTTGAAAAGTTATATTCTGAAACGACATCCAGGATTAAACAAATGTCTAAAAGACGTTACGAATTAATAGGCTACCCTATTATTGAAATTCTAAATCATGTTTATAACCAAATTGCTTCTATAAGTTTTGACTTTACTTATAAAAGAATCAAAGGTGCGGACAACGCAAATAAAATTACTGAGACAATCGAATCGTTTATGCAACTTCAAAAATATATGTATGCCTTTTGTAGCATACAAGACACAGAGTTAAGGATTAGCGCCGCGTGGTGCGAACTTGCGAATTATGAAATCATTTTATTATGTGGAGTTGCTAAGATCGAAAGAAAAGAGGAATGGAAAATGACGGCTCTTGATATAGAAACAGCAGAGAAATTCCTTATATTAAAGAAAACGCGAGAGTTTCATAAATTTCTAAATGGGAAAATCATTTCTTCTAAAAAGGATATTAAAAACTCTCGTGGATATTCCTTATGGGATATGGCTGATAGTATTCTTTATCATCTCTGCGAAGGAAATAAAAAGCCGCCAGAGACAAAAGCGGAATATGAAACCAGAAGGAAACATTTTATAAAAGCACTAGATCGGCTAAATGCAATCGAGAGGCCAACGCTTGCTTATTTTAATTTAATGGGATATGGCGAAGCTGTAATGCGCGAGTGGGCTGGCTACATCAACGATTTACAAACAATGTTGGCTTCTTTAATTGAAACAGACAAGAAGAGATATGCAGACTTAGAATAATTAAATAAATTGATATAATACGGCTATCGTTTTATATACCATTGGTTATGGTCTAAATGTCGCGGCGCTAGTGGCGCGGCTGTTGCTGGCGGCTGGGTTCAGGCGAATAACTGGTGGGAGCGTTCTCCCAATACCAGTAATAGCACGAACTTCATGAATGTCAACAATAATGGCAATCCGAACAACAACAACAACGCGAGTAACACGAATGCCGTGGCCCTCGGATTCCCAATATATTTAGTAAGGATGAATAAGCCCGAAGGATCATTATTGAGAAGGAGACTATGACCTTCCACATTATGTGGCAAATATACCGTTGCCTGTTACAAGGATGCGGTGGAATATCCAAATCTGGCAACCAGTGATAACTACTGATCGTACTCTTTCCGCGTATATGCCCATATGGGGCAAGTTATGAAGATAGAAATATTTTCATAGCTGGGGCGAGAGTTTGCGCTTGACGCACGATGGAGTGTAATTTCTAACAGAAAGGAGCGATTACTATAAATAAAGGTTATCGCGCCAAATTAAGAATTGAACGCGATTATGAAATTAAGAAAGCAAAACGCGCGAGGCAAAATATCGAATATGATAATTACGATAAAGTATTTACAATGCAACACGCGGTATCGAGTTTAGGAAAATGCAGATTAAATGTTGATTGGAAAGGTAGTGTACAGTTCTACACACAACACGCAATTACAAATCTATATAGGCTCATGGGACTTCTTGATAACTGTCAAATGCCGCCATTAAAAGATGTGCTCACCATGTATATTCGAGAAAGAGGTAAAGAGCGAAAGATTACCTCAATTAAAATTGATTATCGAGTACCGCAAAGAATCTTGTGTGATTATTCTCTCGTTCCAGTTCTCAAGAATACTTTAATATTTGACAATGGTGCAAGCTTACCAGGTAAAGGTGTTGATTTTACAAGGAAACGTGTAAAGCTTAAGTTAATACAAGCAACAAAAGAGTTTGGCTCAATCTTCTATATCTTAGTATTCGATTTCAAAGGTTACTTTGATAGTATATCGCACAGAGTAATACGAAAGATATTAGCCCGCCACTTTACAGATCAAAGAATTATAGATATTACTATGGATATAGTAAAGTCTTATCAATTCTACGAAATAATGCAGATTGAAGATGAGCATGAAAGAGAAAAGCAATTAAATGATTTGTTCAATGATAAGCTATGCGGTATTTGTCTTGGAAGTCAAGTCTCACAAATTATCGCGCTGGTGTTTGCAAATGATTTAGACCATTATATTAAAGATAAATGTGGGTATAAATACTATGTTCGCTATATGGATGATGGCATTGTTATGGCAAAGACTAAAGAAGAATTGGAACAATTGTTTGAAGAAATGGAAAAGATTGCCGACAAGTTAGAGCTACATTTTAGTTTAAAGAAAACACATATTGTTAAATCCTCAAAAGGATTTACTTTTATGAAAGTCAAATATCATATCACAAGTAATGGTAAAATCATAATGAGGCTTACACACGCTGGTATTCATAGAATGCGTAAGCGTTTAAAGAAATTTGAAACAAAACTCGCCAATGGTGAAATGACAATGGATGATATTTTCAATTCTGTTCAATCATGGTATGCACATTCAGAAATTGCCATGTCTTACCAGACAAAGAAAAGTATGAATAAACTATATAATGAATTATTTAGCGGCTATAGAATTACAAAGTCGTGGAAAAGAAATGCTCGATGGGCGAAAGAGAACAAGCGTAAGGAGGTAAACTATGAGATACTACAAATTGATAGATGGGCAGAGTATCGTTGGAGTTGCAACGCAGCTTGAGTTTTTGAGGTATCAACATAAGCATGGCGCGTTGATAGCTTGTGAAATTGACAGCGCCGAATACGTTTATTATAAAGAAATTTTGTATCGGGATGTGTGGCTACGTCCCATTATTAATGATGAAATTCAATTTTTAACTGTCAGTATTGTCGAAGTCGATGAGGAGGAATACAATGCTTTAGTGGAAGCTCTTGAGACAGAGGAAGAGATTGTTATTCCAGACGAGCTAGAGCCGGAACCTGAAATCCACGACGATCCAGATTATACACTTGAGTATGTGCGCGAAATGAAAGTTGCCGCAATGAACGCGGCTTGCACACAGGCAATCATTAACGGTTTTGATCTTGAGCTTTCCGATGGGGAAACTTATCACTTTAGCATGGAGTTGACAGATCAGGTCAACCTCTTGTCTTTAGCCTCTCTTTTATCTACTGGCGCTACAGAGATACCTTATCATGCTAACGGAGAGCTTTGCCGTATGTATTCAGCCGCAGATTTCGGCGCTATTGTAACCGCAGCGACAAATGAAAAAACATGGCATACTACCTATGTGAACAGTCTTAAATCTTATATTAATTCTCTTGAGACTATTCCAGAAATCGCCGCGATTCAATATGGTATGGAAATTCCTGCTGAGTATCAATCCGATATTCTCAAGGCTTTGATCGCGCAGGAGGCGGAATAATGAAACGGGCAATCAAGCCAGTAATACTATTCCTGCTCGGTTATTGTATCTATATAGCCGTGGAAGTCACCTGGAGGGGTATATCATATCCTCTGATGGGTGTATGCGGCGGGTTAATAATGTTACTCGTAGATCAAATCAACCATAAAATTTCCTGGGACGTTGATCTGTTAGTACAAGGATTGATCGGTGGCTCTTTAGTTACATTCTTTGAATTAGTAATTGGCGAGCTAGCGCTACATACAAATCTATTTCCTGTGATGTGGGATTACTCTAATACCTGGTGCAATTTCGATGGCATGATTTGTTTACCATTCTTCTTTGCATGGGTGGTTTTGTCAATCGCGGCGATATTTATAGCCGATGCTTATAACTATTATGTTTGGCATGAACTTCCAGCTCCTTACTACAAGATTTGCGGAAAGATTGTTTTACAATATAAATAAGATGGCGAGGATAACTCTCTCATTAGAGAATAAAAAAAGGGTACAGACAAAATCTGCACCCTTTTCTTTTGCGTTTTTATTTTTACTGTTTTAATAGCACTTGTGTTGCTGTCTAGCCATTTTTCGTAAACTTTTTCGTAAATCGACTATGTTAATCCTGTAACCGTTGATACAAGCGGCTTTTCAGTCGTTCGGCTTCATTGTCGGGATTTGCCCATATCGGTAAATCATATACAATATATAGCATTTCAACTTATGACACAATCTATATATAGTATTGCGATTCCAAAAAAGTTTCAAAAAGTTTCAAATGTTTTTAGAAAAATTTGGGCATTTTTCGTAAATTTTTTCGTAAACTCATCCAAACACGGCACACCTGCTCATGGCGATCATGGCTTGCTTGTTCTTCTTCTCATTCGCCTTCGCGTACACATCCATAGTCGTTTCAAAACTGGCGTGTCCAAGAATCGCCTGAACTGATTTAAGAACAACCTCGTCGGAAACTTGCTCACACATTCTTGATGCGAATGTGTGTCTGGCATTGTGGCAAGTGAAGTGAGGTAACAATTCGGCTATGCGGTGTTCTTCTTTTGCCGCGATCTCTTCCTGTTCATTATACGTTTTTACAATTCTCTCGATGGCGCGATTTACATTATGCGGTGTCATAGCTCGGCTAAATCTTGTCGTAAAAACAAATCCGCCGTAACCATCAACAATAGATTTGCACGGAGCCCTTGTTCTCCGATCTATTTCTTCCATTAATGCTTCTTTGACTTGCGGCATCATCGGCACTTTACGATTGCTATTTTTGGTTTTGGTAGTTGTAATATGCAACTCCATTTTGCCTGTCTTGGAATTTTTTCGGTAAATAAGTTGATGGTTAATATCAATCTCTTCTTTACGAAAATCACAGTCGATTATTCGCAGACCAAGGATTTCGCCAATTCTCGCGCCAGTTCCAAACATTGTAATGAACAACGGGTAGAAATGATTGAATGTTTCTGACTCTTTTACATACTGTAAAAAATTTCTCTGCTGTTCTTCTGTTAATGCTATTCGCTCAGATTTCCAATCGCCAACTTTGAACGCGGCCATTACACCATCCGAAGGATTATTTAGTCGCCATTCATTTCTTACTGCGGTTGTCAATGCCGGATGAACCAATGTGTGAATACTCTCAAGTGTAGCGACAGATAAGCCTCTTTCTTCTATCAGATATATATAGAATTTTTTTACATCTGTATAGGTTATATCTTTTACTTTTTTCGAGCCAAATGATTCCCGCACAAAATGATTCCACATATAAGTGTAATTTTCTCTTGTGCTGTCCTTCAGGTTGATTGCGGTTGCTAAGTAATCATCCCACGCTTGGTTAAGTGTTTTCTTTTGGGCTTTTCGAGAAATATCTAAGTTGTGGATTCGATCTTTTGTAATTTCTTCTTCCATAGCCCGCAAAGATTTTACACATTGTTTGCCCGCTGGCGGTTCATCTGTATCAAATAACATCCAGCTATAAATACTTTGAGACTTGCCAGATTTGTCTTTGTACTTGTATTCATAGCTCCCGTCTTTACGTTGATATTCGCCAGTATTAAGATTACGCCCCTTGCTATCAGTTCGTTTTTTTGTCGCCGTCTTTTTACTCATTCAGACACCGCCTTTCATTAGACGGCAACACAAGTGTTATTGTATTATACAGTAAGATTCGGTAATAAGTCAATAGGTCATTCCACATATTTTACCTCCATTAACCATTGTTCAAATAATGGGCGTTTAATGAGTATGTGTTTACCCTTATGTAAAATCCAATCATATGTTGGATTTTCTTCTATAATAGCTCGCAATCTGTTTTGCCCTATACTTGAATAAGCGCCAGCTTCATCAATTGTCAAACAGATTTTTTGATGTGGCAATAATGTAATAGTTATTCCTCCTTGCCAAATAAGGGCGAGATTTCTCCCGCCCTAAATAAATGCTAAGTCTTTTAGTTTCTCGGCTTCTTCCGCTGTTTCAAACACTCTTTTTTCAATGCTCTTTTTATTATGGAGAATTAGCTTCTTGTCAGGATCGTTGACATCCACAAAACAATATGAGTAAACATCTTTTCGGTTGATGCGGTATAACTCCATTTTGCGAATACAATTCGGACTACCGCCTTGGCCGCGCAATACAACAAAGTATTTTTTACCAACTTCCAAATTATTTACTTCAAATTTTTTAACTATTTCAAGAGCATCTGCTAGCCCAGATACATATGCGGTTTGCTCTTGCGTCATATCCGGCCTTGTTTCTTGGCTAATTTTAATAGAAAGAAGTTGTATTAGTGTCATCGTCCGCTGCTACCAAATCCGTTATCGCCGCGCTCTGTTTCCTCTAGGCTATCAACCACTTCAAGCTCCGGCAGATCAATCTTCACAAGAACAAGCTGGGTGATCTTATCGCCCTTCTTGAACACATATGGGACATTGGCATGGTTATATAGCTTAACAACAATAGAGCCAGTATAGCCAGTATCAATTACACCGTCAGATTGGATACTCCATTTGACATTGAGGCCAGACTTACTTTTTAGAAATCCGGCATACCCTTCAGGAATTTCTACATGGACACCCGTATCAATCGTGGCCGAATTGTGCGCCCGAACAACAAACTCCTTGGGAGAATATAGATCAAGCCCAGCATCCGTATTGTGCGCCCTGGTTGGCATAATTGCTTTCTCGTCTAAAACTATCTTCATTTTTTATTCCTCAATCTTTCTCTTTAATATATAATCCACAATGGCACATTCCTTCGTCCATGTCGCGGAACTCTTTACACATACACCTTGTTTCTGGTGTATGTTCAAGGCGGCAAGGGCAATAGCCATTATTGTTTTTGAGAGCTTCCTTAATTTCAGCTACATACTCTTTATCTGGATTTAAAGTAATCTTCATTATGAAATCCTCATGGCGAACTGATTATTTGAGACGAGCGTTATTCCTAATAATTCATCATATACTGACTCGCTATCTGGTATAAAGCGCCCAAATTTGATAATGATATTTTCGTACTGTGATAAAAGTCGAATTTCATTCGTGATTTCGTTAGGATAATAGCCCGTATAAATGACAAATTCGCAGTTTTCGCCGCGATCTCGAAAGCATTTAATCAGTGTTTCAACTTCTTTGATTTGAACAAGGGGTGCGTTTTGACACACCCCTATATCTAAACCTTGTTCCTTGCAACACTTCCAATCGCAAGTGGCAGAAACAATAAACAGTGATGGTTTTCTATAATTGCAGAAATCTTCTGCAACAATATTCTTGAGCCGCATTATTGCATGATCCCATCTTTCTCTAAGACATTCATCCAGCGGCGCTTATCAAATTCATTCTTACGAATCCTCTGATAGCTACTAATTGGAGTATAAAAACCGACTACGCGAGCGTAAGTATCTGCAATTGGTTCTCCGCACTTCGGGCAAGTTGATGTTCCAATAAAGGCGTGTTTATGCTGACACACACTAATCTTAGTTGTAAAAGCAAAATAGATTACGCCATGTGCCGCAACGTAGTTAAGCATATCCCATGCAACATCTTCATTCGGGAAACGATTTTCGATGTTGATATGGGCGATACAACCACCGCCACACTTTTCATCAAACAATGATCCAAGGCGACACTTCTCTTGAATGGAACAAGGTTCCATCAAAGGAATCCATTGATTGCTATAAATGAAGTATTTATTCTGTTCAAACAGTAGGTTGTCGGCTTGGCAGATGACTCCGGCGCAATTCTCGGCAGGGATCATTTCGATGTTGAATGAGAAATCACATTCAAAAGAATCCTTAACCTCATTCATTGCATCGAGAATTTCTGTGGCAAATTCAACCGCCTCATCTGAATAACTCTTATTGCCGATTTCATCTGTAATAATTAAGCCAAACAAATCCATGACTTCATACATACCAATGCCACCAATAGTGCAGAACTGCTTACTAAGCTCTACTGCTCCATCCTGGTAGTTAGGCAAAAGACCCTTTTCAATATTTCTCTGAATCACATGACGCATGGAAGCTAGCGCCTTGCAATCAAGGAGAACTCTTTGTCTCAGAATCTTTAAATACTTCTTCTTATCAAATTCGCTCTTCACCTGCTCGACGGCTTTCGGCTGGCTTTCAATGGTTTGCAGCATCTCAAAATAACGGTCGGCATATTCCAAAGACTTTTCTTTATTGCCTAAAGCTTCGTAAGACTTGTACAAACGTTGGAAAATGTCCGCATTCTCGGGATTTGGTACGATCTCGAAACGCATAGTACTCATGAAATCCAACTGTTTTTCAGCATAATAGATACATGAATCATATTGTCCTTGCTGAAAGTGGATTTTGCTCAAATTGCAATAGAGCCCATCCTTGTATCTAAACATTGGCTCCTCGTAAAGTGCCAAGCCTTGATGACATTCTCCGAGGGCCTTCTGCAATAGTTGTTGCCCTTCTTGCTCATCTTTATAATATTGGTTTTCAAATTGATGCTTGTAAAGCTGCGACATAGAATAATGATAAAAGGCTATGTTTTCCACCTGACCAAGTTTTTGTGCCGCCTCCAATCCATCTTCAAAACACAGTCGGCAGCTGTCGTATTTTTCGAGAGCAAGATAGGCATCCCCCAACATAAAAGCGGAGTTGAACCAACCACTATATTTCTGTTTTTCAGAAAAATATGCATTAACTGGTTTCAGATAGTGGAGACCTTCTTTATAATAGCCATTATACAAATAACACATACCAAGACGCAATTGTATTTTGTATCGATAATTGTCAATCCACTCTTGTTCACTTTCCACATTTTTAAAATAATAGAGGAAACGCTTATCGATATGTTTGCACTGCTCAATGCTTTGAAAAGCCTTCAACAACCAGTCGAGTTTTATTTGTTCACCTTTGCCCTCTTTAAAAGCGATGCGTGAAAGAGCCTCGCAGGTTTGTGCCTCAAACCACTTGTCATTGCCACCGACATAATAATCTTCAGCCACTTTCAACAGGGAATCTGTGATGCTGTCGTAAAGGAATAAAAGGTCTCGTGTACTAACTTTCAGCAGACAATAATGAGCATATTCTTTTTCTGAAAGTGTCTCTAAGGTCAATGTATCAAGGATCTGAAGGGCACTATCGGGCTTTTGCGAGAAGAAGCTTTCCACTTGATACAGAATATTCTCCTGTGGCGGTGGTGTTGTGGTTTTGTTGGTGCAAGCTGCTAAAGTGAATAACAACCCGATAATTATATGCTTTGCTTTCATGTCTGTAAAGATAGGGAAAAAACGAATTATTCCCCAACGAATTCTTCCTTGTCCGCATAGAACACGTCAATCGCTGCAATCAGGGCGGCAAGGCTCCACACGGGGATGGCCAGTTTGTCGGTGTCCAAGAAGTTGTTGAGGAAGCCGTGGATGAAATAGCTGATGAAGGCGAGGGTGGCACCCAATACCAAGACCTTGGCCTCTTTGTTCTTGCAACGGCCATAGGTTTTCAGGCCGCAATACACCGTCACGATGACCAAAACCAATACGAGGAGCGAACCCACCACGCCCTGTT